ATTTGCTCTGCCACTACTATTCGTGCCAGTGCTTGGACTATGTTCTCTACGACTTTGCCGCCATAGATGTAAGTCCAGTTGTTGTGGGGAACATCTTCCCCTTGGACTCTAGCAGACATAATCTTTCGGTATGTCCGTGAGTCAGATATATATCTAAAGTTATTGTCAGTATGATTTAGTGCAGGATACTGTATGCGTAACTTACTTGGTAACAGTATGCCTTGCTTATCATAAGACACGTAGTCAGAGATTACACCACCTCGACTTGCTATCATGTCAGACAATGCCGATTGACATCGTTGCCATAGTGCAGTGATACGATGGTTCTTATCTCTATATAGATATACAATACGTCTAGCTTCTTCCTCTGGTATGTCTACCTTGAGTCCTCCCATGCCTAGGGCTAGAGTGTTACGAAACTTCTCTGCACCCATGCCATAACCTAAGCCTAGTATACAAGTCTTACCGACAAACCTTTCTAGCTTGTCATCTTTGGTTATAACCCTGCCATATACAGTGGATGCAAACTCGCTGTACACATCACGCCCTTGCCTAAAGGCTTCAACCAAATCATCTTGCCCTGCTAGGTGTGCTAGTACTCTTGCCTCTATCTGTGATGAGTCACAAGCAATTAGCTTATGCCCTTCAGGGGCAGTCAGGGCAGAGCGTATAGCACCATTCCTTGGTAGGTTCTGTAGGTTCAGCTTGTCACCACCACTAAACCTACCAGTGTGTGCGCCATAATAGTTAAGCATGATAGGTAGCTTACCTCTGTCAGCAACCTTGATTAGGTTCTCTGTTCTAGTCTCCTCAATGGTAGACTTGATACCCAACCTTGCTTGACATAAGGCTTGTACTTTAGGTGAACCACTTTCACATAACTCAATGAACCCTGCATCTGTCTTGGCAAATGCCCATGTCTTATTACCAGTGGTAGGACTTATCTTGGTAGGTGGTTCGACACCCATAGCTTTGAGTAACTTGGCAAACCTTTCGTTACTCATCAGTAGTTTCTTCAGCTTGTCTGGATCTACACCTGCTGTATTTATTGTGTCAAGAAGTTGTGCTTTGTTTGTCTGCACTGTTGCCAGGTGAGACGCAAGAGTACTCCTATCCAATTCAATCGTAGGTTCTGTGTACATACGAATGGTCTGATCAATCACCATTAACTCTTGCACAGGAAAACCTTTAGATACTTTCTTGAATAGCTTGTATGTAAGGTCAACGTCATTGATTGCATAATCGCCGAATCGGTCAAGCTCTTGTGGTGTGAAGTCCGACTTGCGTTTGCCGAGCGTGTGAAAAACTTCATCGCCCTTCGCCCCTATATTATAATGTATAGCGAGATTTTTGAGCGAGCCACCGATGGTCTGCCCGACCAGTGGTCTAGTCATCAGCATAGTATCGAACCAAAACTTTGGCTTTATATTATATAGCCATGACAGTATCGCACCATCGAACGCAGTGTTGTGACATAATATAGTATGGTCAGTGTAGTCGATGTCGTTTAGGAAACCCCCCACATCACTACCTGCATACCATGTGGTAGGGTTGCCATCTACCTTGACAGCAACCCCAATGACCTCAAACCTATCGTCACGTACATAGGCTTCTGTTGTCATCTTCGACAACGAGAACTCCCTACTGTAGTAGGTTTCAAAGTCTATAGTTATAATACTCATTCAGATGCACTCGCTATTTCACTAGCTAACGCCAAGTAACCACAAGCATCACGATAGTTGTCTGCCTTCTGTGGTTTCTGGTGTGACCTTGCTATCTTCATCAGTGCCAACATGGTAGGTACATCAGTAGGCTTGATGAAATCAATCAAACCCAAGTGAGTGTTCCAGTAATTAGCAATCATAAAAGCGTTACTTGCAAAGTCGCCGTGTTCATGCTCACGTTTATCACTCACCAACTCGTTGGCAGATGTCAGTATCTCTGTACGCATGCGCACCTTAGGCTTAACGAGTACCTCTTTCGGTGTACCCACTTGGCTGCGTAAGTTGTAGACATACTTAATTGTACAATCACACGCCTTGGCTACATCTTTAGTCTTGGCATCTGGATGTTTGATAAGGTATGCCCACACCTTTTCAGATTTAGTTTTCTTTCTTCTCATGTCCGTCTCCTTTCAATAACGAATATGATTCAACATTACCCCCACACTGGTGAGAGTATTGAATAGCTACCTTGACTGCTTCAATAGCCGTAGCCCCCATAGCTAATGCACCATAGGCAAAGTCAGATGCTTCACCGAATGCACAAGCATTTACCCCATGTACTATGGGATAAGGTGTACCCTCGTAACGTAGTAGTCCTTCTTTAGTTACAAGAATGAATTGGTAGTAGTGGTTTTCTAATGCGCCATAAGGAAAGTCAGACTTATCATCTCTCACCAACCATTCCTTATGTCGGTGTATATTTTTTAGTGTACCTACACCACTGATGATACAAGCCTGCCCCCCCACAGACTCGTACCATGCTTTAGGTGATTGATACTTGGCATTACCCAACGTACATTGGGTATCGGTAGCTAGTACCTCGCCATCCCATGCAATAACTGTCATCGTTGTATTACCTTTCCATCAGCGTTTTTAGGCTCGGTAATAAAGACACCGAAATCTTTACGTAGCTGATACGACAAATCATTCATCAACGTGTCAACGTATCGTAAGATGTGTGAATCTGTAGCTATAGAATTGCCATAGGTATTAGGCGTAGCTGATTCGACAAAGGCTTCAAGGAACTCTGGTGTGTATTCATTAGTCTGCATAGCTTCCTTGAGCATATCGTAATACTTCTTTGAGTGCCAGTTAGGCATCTGCCATTGCCAACGATGTTCACCTTTACGTTCCATATCAACATGCTTGTCATAGATACGCTTGGCATGTTGTTGCAATGCACCTACCTTGGCTCTTGCTTTTAACCCACGCTTGAATCGTCTAAGTATACGTAGCCATGTCTTACGTTTCTCTGCGTCAATCTCACCACTCACAGCGTACTGTGGGTTGGTGCATAGACCTTCGTGATTGAACGTAATACCTGCAAAGTACTCTGTTCCATTCTTCTTGAATGATTTCCACCAGTCATTGTAGTAATGAGTACCACCTGCTAGTGGGTCTTGTTCTTGGTATTCCACGTTGTTATCCAAGAATATAGTATGACCAATACGATACCTAGCTCTACCAATCCGTTGGGTAACTATAGGTATTGCCCCATGTAATGCCATTGATAAAGATGAATGCATAGCTTGCCATGTAATGCTATCAGATGGCAGTACAATCCTACCATCTGGATGAAACTCAGCTATCACATCAACGTCTTTACCATTCCAAGTTACGTACCTCAACTCGTACACATCTTGGTTCTTGTATAGCCTACACCATGTACGTATAGGCTTACCCTTTTCTGGGTGTCTTGCAGTAGAAAACCTACGCTCACAATCAGCGTAGTCTTTTATCAATGGTTCACCAAAATAACTTCTTGTCATATATACCTCCTTATTTAGTTATTTTACTTAGTGCCACGGCACTAGTCATTGCATTAAGGTCAAGGTCTAGCTCCTCTGCCTTGACTACCTTACGTTCTTTGACAGTCTTGTGTCTGTCCTTGGCTTCTTCTGGTAGTAAATCCCACAGTGGTCGCCATGCTTTGAGAGCAGGTGCAAGTGTGGTGTATGTTTCCATCAACGTGTTGACAGATGACAGAAACTTTTCCTGTTTATCAGTAGCTTCAAAGACTTTGCGATTGTATTCTTTGAACTCTGGTTTCAACCAGTCCCAACGTGAGTCTTCATAGTCAAACTTACCACTGCTGTATGATGACTTAAATCCATTAGGCGCATTCTCAAAATTAGCAACCCAGGGCATAGGCTTACTGAACGATAACTTAATACCACCACCATCTAGTCTCCATGTATTGTGCTTGTAATCACCACTCTGCCATACATCCTCTGGTGCATTAGCCCAACCAGTAACCTCAAGTACTTCTTGTTTACGCAATACGTAGTCTGGTAATGACGCCATAGCATTACGTACATCAGCAGGAAACAGACATTCATACACCTTGTCTGCCCAATGAGCAGGCACGTTATCCTGTGCCTGCTTTATCTTGTCTTGAAACATAGCCTTAGCTTTGTTCCGTATCTCACCCTTGAGTGAGTCACTAAATCTAACTGTTGCCATTAGTTTACTCCTTCCATTTTTACAACTTCACCGAATGGTGCTTCCTCTGCATCTGTAGTAACCCACAGTACTGGGCAATTAGGTTCAGTACCGAAGTCATCACAGTAGAGGTCAGTTAGGAACACACAAGCAACTGGTTCTATGTCGTTGTCTTGCATGTAATTGAACACTGGTGAGAAGGCAGTACCTCCACCACCATGTGGTTTAATCTCTGGTCTATCGTCTTGACCAAAGCAATCATAGTGACTCACTTCACTATCAAAATAGATGACATGAGTCTTGGTAGGTTTATGGTCTTCCCATACCTTGATGATTTCAGTAGCGAACTGGTCTATTTGTTTCTGTCCAATAGAACCAGAGCAGTCAACCGCCCATACAATCTCACCCATCACTTCACCAGTGATACTAGGTAGATACATACCCTGCTGAATGAATCGTCTGTTAGGTCTAGCAAACGTTCTATCATCAGTCTTAGCCTTGATGATGAAGCGTTGTAATACATCTGCCCACAATACCTTGGGTGTTAGTAGTTCACCGACTAGGCGTTCAACACCTGCACTCAACTTACCCATCATCTTAGCAGACTGTACTGCTTGAGCTACCTTAACACGCCATTCTGCTTGCTGTTGTGCAATCTCTGCCTGCGTCTGTCCTCCATCTGTAACTGAATCAAACGGCTGACCCTCTCCTCCATAGCCTTGTTCTCCTTCAGGCGTGTCAGGTAATGTGTTATAGATGCGATCAGTAATCCCATCACAAGAATTATATAAGTCAGGGTCATATAGTCCTCCCTCTGGCATCTTGCCTAGACCTTCATCAGTTAGTACTTGATTGATTACATAGTCACCTGCTTGATTCCACTTGTAGTGGTCTCTCTCACCACGCCTTGTGGTGTGTTCAAACATTGGGTGTGCAATCTCATGCGCAACAAGGAACTTAAGTTCCTCATCATTCTGTTTGTCACAGAACTCTGGATTAAATAGAACTTGCTTGCCATCAGTAGCGGCAGTAGATACTGCATCTGTAATCTTGAACGGCATGTTCATTACTAGAGTACCCCAAAAGGGATACTCCAGCATTAGTGATGTCTTGGCTTTAGCCAAGCGTGTTTGTAAATCAGTCATTCAACTCTCCCATAAAGACTGCCATCTTGTCAGCGATAGCCTTGACTTGTCTGCCTTTCTGCTCACGTAAATCCCAGTCTACACGTAGTGCTTCAGGGTTCTCGTTAGCAAGTGATTGCTCAACCTGTTGACGCATGGTCTCAAGGTTAGGGTCATCAGCAAAGTTAAGCCTTGGCAATATGCCACAGATGTCATTGATATTTGCAACCAGTGAGTCACGGAATACACCAGTAGGGTCATTCAGCTTGTCACTAGCATGCTTGACTACATCGTACAGTCGTTGCCATGCTTCCTTCATAGCTTCCTGTGATGCGTTGGTTACTCTGTCAGTAACTTCTTGTTGAATAGCAGACAGTTCTTCATCTGCAATCTGTACTCGGAAGTCATCGGCAGGTACTGGTAGGACAACTATCTCCATACCAAACTTAGCACGTAGACCATCGAGAGTAGGGTAGTCCTCCTCCTTGTACAGTCCGTTAGGTAGTAGCCTTTGTGCATCTAGTTTCAACTGTGGATACACATCAACGAACTGGTCAACTAGTGCCAACCAGTTAGCTTTCTTGGCACGATGCTCTGTCATAAACGACAGATAGTTTTTAGATGGTAACATCTGCGTACCATTGATACCCCAAGGCAGAGTGTTCTTGTAGTACTCTGTCCGTATGGTAGTAGTCAGCTTGTGAATGTTACCAAGGTAATCATTGAGAGGAAGTAAAGACTTGTTGTATCTACCTGCCTCAACGATTGTGTTGTGTTGTTCAGCAACTTGTTGTGTTACTGCTCTGTCATACTTACGTGCCGTCCACTGTGACACGTTAAGCTGAACGAGTAATGCTTTGTCTGTAAGTTTCATGTTTACCTCCACTAGAATAAAACATCTTGGTTATCAACTGCCCACTTAGTAAACGCACCACTACTAGCAAGCTCATCATTCTTGCGAGTAGCATACGAAATACATAGGACAGAGAACTCTTTAGGCATACGACCAACGTAGGTAATAACCCTATCGAAGTTAGCTAGCGTAGCCTTGTGAGCGAGAGTGCCACACAGTGCATACAATGTAGCAGGGTCATCAGGTACATTAGCTTGGCTAGGATTCATCAGTATGCTGTCAGGATTAGGTAGCTTACGATGTATCTTAAGAAAGCCAACGAACTCTGCCGCAGCACCTTCACCAACTGCACCCTTGAAGCACTCGTACTCTGCATCAGCAGGTACAATACCAATCACATCAGATACACCCTCAACCCATGAACGTGGTGTAGCATTGATGTCACGCTGTGGGTCAAAGTCATGTAGTAGATTAGGTCTGAACCTAATGAATGACACTAGCTCTGGCTTGACCTCATGTTCAATAGCCCAACTAGTCCAATCATCTAGGTGTGTTTCAAGTTCAATGACAGTCTCACGATTACGTAAGTGAGATAAGATTCTGTTAGCACCTGCTCTGTCTTGTTGTCTGTTACCAGTAGACATGCAGTGCCAACCTTTCTTCAGTGGTACACCATGCAATGTCCTAGCCTGCAATACATTCGCTAGTACTTTCTGAATGTCAGCAGGTGCTTGGTTACGATCATCAAAGCAGAGTATACCCTCATCAGGTACATCTGTTCTGCCTTCAGCAGGATACCAGTCAGGTAATTTGTAACCAAATGAGTTACCTTCAACTGCCATATCTGGTACACCAAAGTCCTCGACAAGCATGGTAGGTGTATGCTTCTCGATGTACCCAACAGATAGTTTGTTGGCAACTTGTTGTACGATGGTAGTTTTACCGCCCCCTGGCATACCTTCGATACACACAGGTCTTTTAGATTTGAATAACTCATTAAGAGTTTCTTGTAGTAATGTAGCTCGCATCATATGTCTCCCTTCTTAAGTTTATAGTTGCGATGGTCAATGCCATAGGAAACTACTTGAGTTCCCTGCTTAGATTTCTTTGCAATCATTTTGTCAGAGAAGTGAACTATATCCCCCCCTTCATCACGTATTGCATATCCACCTTGTTCATGCCGTAACATGAATAGCTTCAAGTTTTGTTTAGCCATACCTTTACTCCTTCCCATATAGCCGATGGTGTTAAGCACGAATGCTCATATGTCCATAGTGATTCATCCCATGTCTCACAACCTAGGATAAAGTTGACACCTACGAACGCCAGTAGGATACCCATCACTCCACTGATGAGTACCCCCAATAAGATTTCAGTTAGCTTACTCATTAGAATAAACCCCAACCAAAATGACTGTCAGCTAGTATCAAGCATACACTTGACACCATGCCGTACAGTATCCATGAAAGCAGAGTAGATAGTTTCATTTCACTACCCCCCCTTTCACATTGATACCAACAAGGTCATCACGATTAGTAACAACGATGTAATTAGATTTGTGTAATGGCACGACAGTATGCTTGACTGTACTGGCATGTTTACTGCCACAATCAAGACAAGTTACATACCCCAGTTGATAGCGTCCAACAGGGTACTGATTAGCACAATATACACAGCGTTTAGTTTTCATATAAGCCTCCAATAGGGTTGGACAGGGCATCATATAGACACCCTGTCACAGTGATTAACATTACAGTACGATTGTCTTAGCACCAGTTGGTACAGACTTATCATCATCAGCAAGTACAGCGACATAAGCACCGAATCTACCGCCAAGTAATTTCGGTTGATATTTATCCATATCCAAGCCAGTCAATTCAGCGACAGTAAAGCCACCTTTACGACTTTTCTCAATATCAGGACAAAATACACTCACAGTTACACCATGCTTTTCAGCAGCGGATAACATTACACCATAAAGCTCAGTGATATTCTCAGCTGTATAAGCAGTTCCAGCAGAGTGGTTACGCACCTTTACAGTCTTAGCAATAGGTGCAACATAAGCCTCAACAGTACCATCAAAAGTTCTAGCCATATTAACCTCCAGTTTAAATGTTAAGTTAGAACATGCTATAACGAGACCACCTCGCCAAGCACCGCCAGATTAGCAAATCCGAGCCGAGTGTCAAGTTGCCCCCCTCTGTTCTAATATATAACACGCTGTGCTAGTAGATTGTAAAACGACTCGTAAGATAGTCAACAATTTCAATGTTTTATGAGCAAACAATCTAAATAATCTAACAATCTGCTATGTAATGTTAGCACGGCAAACCTATGTACCCCCCTAAATAGTGCTATCTATAGGCGATATGTTTATTTTTAACAGATTATTTAGATTATTTAGATTAACTTGACGCTTATATGGTGCAAAACTTGAGCGATGCCAGGCAGTTAAGCTGTTTTACATGTAAACTTGTGCAATCTAAATGTGTGTTCGTTGTGTAATGTTAGCTGTATATCGTATAGATTGTTAACAGTGTATAGTTAGACCCCCCCAATATAGCCGTAAGATAGCCGCAAATAGCGCACGATGACCCCCCGAGCTATGGTATATAGATATAGAAAGTAAAAAATAAAAAGAAAAAGAGAGGGGCCGAAGCCCCGTCTCCTATATATCTTCTATTCTTCTTGCTAGATGGATCATTATACCTCCAAGCAGGCAAGCACATAGACTTCCGAACAGTATGATTAGCATAAACCCTATTGAGTTTGCGTTCTCCATACAATTACCATCGCAATCACCAGCTGCTCCACTAGCTGATAGTATGCCTAGTATGATTAAGACCATACCAAATCCGTCTAAGAACATCTTCATGGCTATCTCCTTTTGTAAAGTAGGGAGCACAGCGCCACACTGTGCTCCCTGGGTTATTACCTACTGCGTACTGTCAGTATCCTCGCTTCAAGACCATGCTTCTCGATGCAGCGCTTGGCTACACGTTTCGCTTGGCTCCACGTTGCACACACTGTGGTGTGATACGTAGCCTTGAACTTATCGGCACTGACTCGTACCTGATAGGTAGTTGTGCGTAGTTTTGGCATAATTGCCTCCTCGATAATGCGAGAGGAGCCGAAGCTCCTCTCTGGGTTTACTACTTAAGCGGTAGTGTGTATCCGAAGTCGAACTTGTCGACTGCAGACTTGCGAGAACCGAAGTTCGATGTCTCGCTCGCCTTCGCTATGTTCAGCTTCGGTGGCTTACCGAAACTCTTCCAGCAAGGAGAGACCCAAACCTTAGCGTCATCGCCCAGCTTCTTGAGCACTGCTCGAAGATGGTCAATGGTTAGCTGTTCGCCTTTCTTCCTCAGCCTCACATTCGTATCGAATGCAATGATGTTGAAGTTGTACGGGTTCAACGCCGTACCCTTAGGCAAACCTTCCAAGCGCTTGAGTGTGACCTCAGGCGTATTTGGATTATCACCAACGTCCACACCACGCTTTAACACGACAGTGCGAACACCCTTTTGGTTGCTAGTATCGAGTGCAACCAACCCGTTATAAGATGATGACATAAGTCATACCTCCTAGGTTGTGCCACACACAGACCACGCTGTGCGTGGCGGGTTATGTCAGCTGGACACCATGCCCTGCTGACAACTTCATTAAGGCAAAAACGTGACACAATGTCAAGTTGCTAGGGAAACTGCGGGTTATAGGGGGGTATATTTTCGATTGACCGATTACCCATAGGGTGTGTCGGAGGGGGGTACATGGATTTGGTTTTATGACCGCCTTGTATATAAGTAACCCTCTCATAACAAGAGCCGTTTTTTAGAAGGTGTAAAGTTACAAAGTTTCTTGACAGGATTGTACATTACACATAGGATCAACCATATGGATACGTTACCGCTTAAACATACTAAGTGGTCAAACCGACTAGCTTTCGATATAGCGCTTATGCTAGAAGGCAGTGGCGAGACCTTGGACGAACTGAAAGAACGACACTCGGTTAGTACCGATGATGTGTTGGTGTTCAACAAAGACCCTGTGTTTCTCAAGCAGGTCAACTCTTATAGGGATGACATCAAAGAGAAAGGCATGACGTTCAAGCTCAAGGCCCGAGCACAAGCCGAAGAACTACTGACAACTAGTTGGACATTAATTCATTCTCCAGAAGTATCGCCTGCAGTTAAAGCTGACTTGATAAAGTCAACTGTTAAGTGGGGCGGATTAGAACCAAAGAACGATACAGCTATAGAGGGGCAAAGTGGCGGAGTTAAAATTACAATTAACCTCGGAGGTCAAGAGCACATCGCAACGGCCACTATTGATCAAGAACCTGAGAGAGAGGTTCTCGAACACGTACGAGGGGAAACCGATGGCGACATTCAAGACGTTGGATGAATGTGAGGCTATAGGCAAATTACTTGAACTTGAGGGTGTTGCTTTCAGACAGAAGGTGCTGCGTAAAAACCCCAACGCTGACAAACCCTATGCTATAATTTTGCTGAGTAAGATATGAACATAGACTTTACACCATCAAAGACATGCACAGCTTTTATGAAGTCTGATGCAAAGATGCGTGTACTTATGGGGCCAGTCGGGTCAGGTAAGTCGGTGGCGAGCTGTTTTGAAATTGTCCGTAGGGCATCACAACAAGCTCCCAGTCAGGACGGGGTGAGACGCTCCCGTGCTGCGGTTGTTCGTGAAACTGTTCGTCAGTTGACTGATACGACCATTAAGACGTTTCTCGATTGGTTCCCACCAGGCACATGCGGTAACTTCATGCGTACAACTAAGACCTACTTCTTTAAGGTTGGTGATGTCGAGTGCGAGATTATGTTTCGTGCACTCGATGATGCAGATGATGTGGCGAACCTAAACTCACTTGAGTTGACCTTTGCGTGGTTCAATGAGTGTAGAGATATTAACCCAGAGATTGTGGATGCTATGTCCAAACGTATTGGTAGATTCCCGTCCGCCAAGGATGGAGGGCCCTCATGGTTTGGTATGTGGGGAGACACCAATCCCCCAACTATGGATACATGGTGGTATTACCAGATGGAAAAGCTAGATCCGAAAGATGGGGTCAGCAACAATAATAATGGTTGGGATGTGTTCAAACAGCCATCAGGCAGAAGCACTCTTGCAGAAAACGTGGAGAATTTACCAGATGGATATTATGACACCCAAGGACGTTCAGAAGAATATGTACGGGTCTTTATTGACGGTGAGTACGGACTCAGCTCAGCGGGGCAACCAGTATACAAATACTTCAGGCCAGACTACCATATGGCAACGTCTACGCTCGCTCCTATTGTTAATGGTGTGCGCTCTGTTATTATCGGTATGGACTTAGGCTTGACACCCGCAGCAGTTTTCGGGCAATTAGATCCCCGTGGGCGAGCGCTGATATTTGATGAGGCGGTCTCCTTTGATATGGGTATTCAGCGTTTCGTCCGCACAATCATTCGTCCACTTATCTATGAAAGATTCTCTAGCTGTCCAGTTATAATCGTGGTTGATCCTGCTGGTACACAAAGAGCACAGACTGATGAGCGTTCTGCTGTTGACATAATAAAAGCAGAAGGCTTCAAAGTATTCCCTGCAAAAACTAACAGTGTGTCAGCTAGGCTGTCAGCTGTTGATGATTTCCTAATGCGACAGGCAGACGGAGATGCTGCATTCTTACTTGACCCCCGCTGCACACATCTTAAGTCAGCTATGATGGGTGGGTATAGATTCCATAAGAAAAACGGAACTGTTGAAAAAAATAAACATTCACATGTAGCTGAGGCTTTACAATATTTAATGATGCATATACATTCTATAGGTGAAGGCACACTCACCCCCCAAGCTCGTGAAGTGCGCAGAGTAGCAGCTGTAGGGTGGACGTAGCTTTCGACATTGGTAGACCTCCCTTGGGTTGGAATGTTACTCCACTGGCAAACCTCCCTAACTTAAGCCCCGTCAAGTTTTACTCCTTTCCACTTGACGGGGCTATTTTTTCGAGTAAACTATAACAAGTTGTCAGTTATTGGAGGTGACTATGGGTAAATGCGGCGGTGGAAAACCTTACATGCGATCATCAGACAATCCTAAGATGAACGGGACTGCTGGCGATTTTCGTAGACCATACATTACAGGCGGGCTAGTTGGCCCTGCTATGCAGTATAGTAATGATATGGCTAAGCGTAAGAAAAAAGACGATGATGATGAGGATGATGAAGAAAAGATGGCCAAGGCTAAGAAGTCTCGTAAGAAAGGTTCAGGCTACGGAACAGGGATGGCGTAATGGTTGGGCTTAGAATGTTACGTGTTGTAGGCAATGCAGAGCTTGTAGCTGAAGAAGAAGCTGCAGCAAAGGCTGCTTTGCAAGACAGACAGAATGAGCCTTATATATTAGGATTACACTCACATATACAAGAGTGTTGGCATGCAGCTAAAGAAGCTAAAGATCCTATTGAAAATATTATGCTTAAAGCATTGCGGCAACGTAATGGTGAGTACGAGGCAGATAAATTAGCGGCTATACAATCTCAAGGCGGCTCAGAAATTTACATGATGTTAACTGAAGTCAAGTGCCGAGGCGCTGAATCTTGGTTACGTGACATACTGTTAGATTCGGGTACACCCCCTTGGGACTTAGAGCCTACGCCTATTCCAGAACTTACACCTTTACAACAAGCAGAGATACAAGAGGCGTTTGCTGAATCTGTTGTTGATATGATTAAACAGATGGGGCAAGCCCCTACACCAGCTCAGCTTAGTGAATTAAAAGAAATGGTGACTCAAGACTTCCGATTCGGAATGTTGCAGGGTGCACAGAATCGTGCAGACAAAATGAAAATCACTATCAATGATCAGTTTGCTCATGGCGGTTGGTCTGAATCATTTAATGAATTTATTACTGATCTAGTAACTTTTCCATGTGCTTTTCTCAAAGGGCCTGTCATTCGCAGACAGAGGCGTATTAAATACGACCAGTCGTCTGAGATGACCACAGTTAGTGCTGATGAGGTTATAGCACCAGAGTTTGAACGGGTTGATCCGTTTAATATTTATCCAGAGCCAGGAGTTTCACATATAAATGATGGTTATCTTTTTGAGCACCACAAGCTCAGCAGATCTGATCTTTCCGAGCTTATTGGTCTGCCTGGGTATGATGACGATGCTATTCGTGAGTTGTTAGAGTTAGGTGTAAATGATTATGGTAGCTGGATAACAGAAGATTTTGAATATTCAAAGGATGAAGAAGAACGTAAATTTAGCACTCATAGGCGACCTACAAGTATGTATGATGCCTTAGAGTTTTGGGGCAAGGTTAGCGGTCAAATGCTTGTTGAGTGGGGTATGGACAAAGAAATGGTTCCAGACCAAGCCAAAGAGTATGACGCAAACGTGTGGGTGATAGGTAATTACGTAATTAAAGCGGTCTTAAATTACGACCCACTAGGAGAAAAACCATATGCTAAAACATCATTTATTAAATCCCCTGGAGCGTTTTGGGGTAAAGGTATACCAGAAATTATTGAAGATGTCCAAAATGTTTGTAACGCAGCTACAAGAGCGCTTGTTAATAACATGGGCATATCTAGCGGGCCTCAGGTCGAAGTTAATCTCGAAAGAATCCCGCCGAACGAAGACATCACGCAGCTCCACCCGTGGAAAATCTGGCAAGTAACAAACGATCCCCTTGGAGCTAACGCACCTGCAGTTAGGTTTACACAGCCTGAGGATAATGCAAATACGTTAGCGGCTATATATGATAAGTTTGCTAAGTTGGCAGACGACCATAGTGGCATTCCTTCCTATGTCACTGGAGACTTGAACGTTCAGGGTGCAGGTCGAACTGCCTCTGGACTTTCAATGTTGATGGGATCAGCAGGTAAAGGTATACGTCAGGTAGTTATGCATATAGATAATGATGTTATCAAACCAGTTATCCACAGGATATTCTTGTATAATATGCGGTATAATGATGATGAATCTATCAAGGGTGATCTGGCTATTGTACCGAAAGGTGCTGTTAACCTAGCTGTTAAAGAGACTGTTAATATCAGACGTATTGAGTTTCTTAATGCTACAGGTAATGAGATTGATTCACAGATCCTTGGTACAGAAGGCAGGGCTGCTATCCTTAGGGAAGTTGCTAAAGGGCTTCAGATGCCAGTCGATGATATTATTCCATCGAAAGAGAAAGAAGCATTTAAGTCTCGCATATTAAAAGCACAACAAGAGCAGCAACAAATGCAGCAAGCACAACAGCCACAACAAGGGCAGGTAACTGACCCCGCTGGTAATCCAGCAGGTGGCATGGGTGCAAATACAGTTATGAACAGGTCTACAGGGAATAGCCAATGATTAGACCTGATGCTAAAACATTACAAAGTCTGGCGGCTGTATCCAAACAGTTTCCAGAGATATTAGAATTTATTGAGGCTTGGAGGTTACATGAGTTAGAAACCTTACCAAGTGTCATTAATAACGTGGCGCTACAACAGGGGCGGTGTCAAGTTCTTGGCGAAATAGTCAAGTTAATTAAAGAAGCCCCATCAACAGCGGCAAAGGTTTAGTATGACCAGCCGCCTAACACGCATACCTTAAGGAGCGAAAAATGGCAATACCAAAGCAAGTTCAGAAACAGTCTGAGGCAGTACAAGAGTTGTATAAAGAATTAAACACTGATGAAGTGAATGAGAATCAGGAGGCCCCTCAAGCAGAGGCGGAGGCCACTGAGACTATTCCCCCTGCCGACAGTGTAGAAGAAGTTGCGGTCGAGTCTTCTGGAGAGCACTCAGAGGACAATCAAGAGAAGGGTACTAATTGGCAACAAAAGTACAAGACTCTTCAAGGAATGTATAACGCAGAAGTTCCCCAGCTAAAACAAATGGTGCAGGAACAAGGATCTAAGATAAACCAGTTTGAGCAGTTGATTGCGACTATTAACCAACAGAAGCAACAGCCGCAAGAAGCTCCGAAGCCAATACTAAGTGACGAAGAGCTTAACGAGTATGGTGAGTCTATAGATATTATGCGTAAAGTTACCAAAGAAGAGACGGGTAATTTGTTAGGAGAAGTTAGCGCTTTGAAAGCACAAATTGCTCAAATGGCACAGAATACTGTTCCGCAAGTTCAACAACTAGCTAATCAAGTTGGTGATACTCAAGAGCAATTATTCTGGTCTAAACTTTCTACTATTGTTCCAGACTGGCAAAGTATTAACGAGAATGAAAATTTTCAAACATGGTTGTTAGAAGTCGACCCACTATCGGGTATGGCAAGACAGGCATATCTTGAAGATGCTCAGAGGCGTTATGATGTTGACAGGGTAGCAGCATTCTTCACATCTTGGTCAGACTTAAACGGTAACGGATCTGCTCAACAGGTGAAGTCCACAAATCAAGACGAACTTAAGCAACAGGTTGCCCCTAAGAAAAGCAGAAGTGCTGGGGCTAATACACCTGCTGGATCTAAACCATCATATAGCACAGCTGATATAGCTGCGTTTTATGACGATGTACGAAAAGGCAAGTTCAAAGGTCGTGATGAGGAGAGGGCAAAAATTGAACGTGACATCTTTGCTGCTCAGGCAGAGGGTCGCATAACTTAAAATGTGTTAGGAGGCCAAAATGGCATACGCAACATCCCCTGGGCATCCCTCATATACAGGGAATTTTATTCCTGAAATATGGTCTGGGAAGCTCATTGAGAATTTCTACGATGCAACAGTGCTCGCAGCAATCTCTAACACCTCCTACGAAGGTGAGATTCGTAGCATGGGTGATACGGTTAATATCCGTACAACCCCTGAAATCACTATCCAAACTTACGTTAAGGGTCAGACTCTTAATGTAGAGCAGCCTGATAAGCCAAAGCTACAGCTGCTTATTGACAAAGGTGAGTATTTCGCATGTATCGAAGACGATGTAGACGAAGTACAAGCTGACATCAATATGATGGATCAGTGGTCAAAAGACGCTTCAGAAAGAATGAAAATCAAGATTGATCAAAGAGTCTTGACTGACATGCTTACTGATGTTCACGCTAGTAATAAAGGCACTGCCGCTGGAAGAATTTCTGGTGACATTGACCTTGGTGTGGCTGGTACTCCAGAAGCAATTACATCTGCCAATGTTATTGGTAAGATCATTGATATGGGTACTGTGCTTGACGAAGCTAACTGTCCTGAAGGAGATCGCTTCATAGTGATTCCTGCTAAGATGGCTGGCATGATCAAGCAATCTGATCTGAAGGATGCGTCTATTACTGGAGATGGTAATACACCTCTTCGTAACGGACGTTTGGGCATGATTGATAGGTTTACTGTTTACGTAAGCCACAATCTTTACAAGAACGGTTCTGAGTTCAGCGTTATCGGTGGACACAATATGGGCTTCACATTTGCATCTCAGATGACAAATATGGAAACCATCCGTTCTGAAACAACTTTTGGTAACATCATTCGTGGTCTTCAAGTTTACGGCTATAAAGTCGTTAAGCCTGAAGCTCTTGCCACGATGGTTGTTACTCTTTAATAGGAGGATCAGATGGCTGCTTATACAGACTCACACGGCTTTGATAAAGGTTCTGCTGGACATCCAGCTAAGGGCTTAACCAGGGTCGGGTACATGGAAGTTGATTTGAACTTCGCTGATATTACTACAGCTAGGGCTACAGCAGGTGCTACAGCTCTTGCCGCTGGTGATTCCATCGAAGTACTTTCGATTCCAGCTAATACGCTAGTGTTAGCCGTTGGTGCAACTACTATTACTGCTGAAGGTGCAGCGTCAACATTTGATCTCGGTCTTACAGGCGGAGATGTTGACGGTTTTGTTGATGGGGGCGATGCTAATGCAGCGGGTACTACATCTTCAAACGGTGCACTTTTGAATGGCGATAATCAAAGCCACTATTTTGCAACTGCAGATACCATTGATATGCTTATCGGTGTGTCTGGAGCTGTGACTGATGCGGCTAGGATTAAAGTTTGGGCAGTGGTTGTTGATTGTTCAACAGTTGCCTAAAGGATTAGGGGGGCGGGTTAGGATTCGCACTGCGATGCCCCCCTACTCTAAAAGGACACAGTATGGCTAAAATTAATAAAGTTAAGATGGCATGTAACAAACCTAAGCGTCAGGTATCTGGTGGCAAGAAGTTTGTTGTTAAAGCGTGTCAAGGTGGCAAAGAAAAAATTATTAGGTTTGGCGATGCCAATATGAAGATTAAAAAGAATCAGCCAGGTCGCAGAAAGAACTTTCGTGCTAGACATGGTTGTGACAGCAGGCCACCGTCTAAGATGACAGCTAGATATTGGTCATGCAAGAAATGGTAAGTTATGGGTAAAAAAGACGCATGCTATCATAAGGTGAAGAGCCGCTACAAAGTTTGGCCCTCAGCATATGCTTCAGGGGCTTTATCTAAATGTAGAAAAGTAGGCGCTTCTAATTGGGGCAACTCTAAAGTTAAGAAGACTACCAGAAAGAAAAAATGATATGGCGGTCAGAAAAACAGCGGAAGGGGCAAAATTAAAACGATGGTTCAAGGAGAAATGGGTTGACGTTCGTACGGGGAAAGCATGTGGCAGACGTAAAGGTGAAAAACGGGGTACTCCATATTGTCGCCCATCCAAGCGTGTCAGTTCTAAGACTCCCAAAACATCTAGTGAACTTAGTGCATCCGAAAAGAAAAGTAGGATTGCACAGAAAAAACGACTTGGCCAACCAGCAGGTAAGCCAAGGCGAGTTAAATCAGTAAGGAGAAAAAAATGACCAAAAGATGGTTAAAAAATATAAAAGATGGCGAAATCTATGGGTGGAATGAAATCCTAGCCGCTAATCCTTTAACTAAAGAAGTTACTGAGGAAGAAGCATTCCCAGAAAAATTTATAACTAAAAAACAAAAAGGGCGTAAGGCTAAGGTAAACATGGAGACAGAAGTTGTGGATGACACACCTAAAGTTTCTGCAGAGTTAGAAGAAGAGGCTACAAAAGGTTTATCCAGAGCTAGAAATGATAAAGGTCATTATATAGCTGATGATCCTGATACGCCTGAGAATGAGGCTTGGGTAGATGATTCTAAATGATGTTATAACGGAAGTCCGTGATCTAATACAAGATACAGACTCAACAGGGTATCGTTATACAGATGCTATGTTGTTGCAGTTTGCTAATCAGGTTTTAAGAAGAACAGCTATATTTAGACCTGATTTGTTTTCATTGCAGACAAATCTAACTTGTGTCGCTGGTACAGTTGTACAATCAGCACCTGCTGATTCTATTAGATTAATGGAAGTCTATTATAACGTTAATGGGAATGGGATTATAGAAACTACACGAGAAGTCTTAGATCAGGCATATCCAGCTTGGATGACTGATAATGCTGCTCAAACCATTAACTGGATTAGAAACATACGTAATCCAAATAAGTTTTTTATTTATCCGAAAGCTCCTAGCGCTCACGAAATAGTAATTGAGTATGCGCAGACTCCGCCTATCTACACAGGAGCACAAGCAGTAGCTTTACTACCTGATGCATACTTTCCTGCTATTGTAGATGGCACAGTATTTTTAGCGGAGTCTATAGATAATGAGCATGTTAACTCAAATAGAGCTGCACTTTTCCAACAGTCCTTCGCACAAGCACTTGGTATATCCTCGCAGACTAGACAGATTACTGATACAGAAGGTGGCGGAATACCTGAAGAGGAGGTTGTCTAATGCCAACAAGATTCGACAGTCTAGTGCCAAGGTTATCACCCAGTGTCCCAGGATGTCCGCAGCCTGTTATAGAACAGTATGTGAGAGATGCTGCTATAGATGCGTGTGAAAAAACTTTGGCTTATAGACATATACAAACTAAAATACCATTAACTACAGGGGTGTATGATTATCCCTATGACCCCCCAACTAACACTGAGGTTCATGCGTTTTTAAGTGCTTCTCTTGATGGCACTCATATGACGGCATTACCTTTAGAAGATTTTCAAGATAGATTTCCTAAGTGGCCTGATTTTGTAGCCGCTGATTATGGCATTCCAAGGTACATCTCACAACTTGATGCTGATACATTTATCGTAACGCCTACGCCTGACAATGCTAAAACCTACGAGATACGTATGGTTATTGCTGTTAAACCGTTACGCACAGCCATAGATATGGATACTACAGCTTTTGACGAATTAGAAAATATTATTATGCACGGAGCATTACAGAACTTATTGATCTTACCAGAACGAACATGGTCAGACAGAGAGTTAGCTGCATATCACGCTAAGCAATTTTTGCATAAAACTGCAGAGCGAAGAGCTAGAGCTAATCTAGGTGCTGCTAGAAATTCTCTACGTGTGAAACCAGTAGCTTTTGGATGTTGAGGTGATATATGGCAGATGTAATTAGATTAGTAAAAGGTAACACTAAACCTGACATTGTAGTTACTTTAACGGATGATAACACTGGGTCTGCTATAGATCTTAGCGCTGGTACAACTACAGTTACTGTAAAGTTTCGTAAACAAAATACGACTACTGTTCTTTCTACAATATCCACAGTTAAAGTTGGCGGTGGTACTACAGGGCAAATCCAGTTTGATTTCGCTGGGGGTGTGCTTAATGTAGATCCTGGGATGTATGAAGGTGAAGTAAATATAGATTTTAACGGTGCTGTCCAAACTGTTTATGACCTTATGAAGTTTAGAGTACGGGATAATTTCTAATGGCAAATATACGTTTGAAAGCCGCTACTCAAGGTGGGCTGGCTTTTAACGTAGCAGCTCCTACCGCTGGCATAGCATATGATGGTGGTGGCATAACATTAAATGTAGAGCCACAGGATAGTGAGATAGCATTTTCTGCTGATCCCATAGTCACTGATAAAATATACAGAGCAAGAGCAGAACCACAGAATCACGAGATACTTTTACGGTTCAAAGCTATTCCTTTTGAAAACCTACCTGCAGTATCTTTTCCTGTAGTTGATGGCGATCCTATATTTAGTATACAGCCTTTGTTTGCTGACACTGTAACTGCAACACAAGACATAGTGTTTAGTATTTCTCCTGTATTTGCTGACACACCTTTAATAACTGACACTCCGTTTCTTTCTGTAAGCAGACCATTAGCTGACACTTTTAGTCTTAGCGATGCACAAGTGTTTACAGTTGGGTTTAATCCAGAGGAAACTCCTACTGTAACTGATGATCCAACATTCTCTGTGTCAGCTACAATGGCTGGCGATACAGTTACTATGAATGATGTGTTTGACTTTACTAGAGTTTTACCAACTCATACACCATCAGACAGTGTGTCAGTTTCTCAAAATATAGTTTTACAAACCACTAAGCCCGTGGTAGATTCAATTAGTGCATCTGACAACACGTATGAGATAGGTGCATTCTTTGAGGGAGACGGCGGGCTATTTAACTCAGCTGGGTTAGTTAGCGAAACACCTCCTTTCAAAGAAGAGTTTGCGCTGCAGCTCTTTAGCACTTAATGGAGGTGTATATGTTTGATGAAGAAATTACAGTTACAGGTCGTCTAAACCTATTACTTGTCGATGAGATGGGTATTATAAAAGATGAACGTGATATTGATAACCTGGTTGTAACTACGGGTAAAGAGTATATAGCGTCACGTATGAAAGATGCTACTGCCACTGCTATGAGTCACATGGCGATTGGTACTGGGACTACAGCAGCAGCTGCAGGTCAGACAGCACTGGTCACAGAGGCAAATAGGCAGGCACTTACAAGTACTGCTGTATCTGGTGGTCAAGTTACTTATTCTTCAACATTTGGTAACGGGCAAGGAACAGGTGCATTAACTGAAGCAGCTATTTTAAATGCTTCAAGCGGCGGCACTATGTTATGCCGTACAGTATTTAGTGTAATTAACAAAGGTGCTAATGATACGTTAGCGATTACGTGGACAGTAACGGTGTCGTAGATGACAAATCACTCGTTAGTAAAAACAGCCAATAGTGCTAAAGGTTCTTTAGCAGGAGGCATTTCTGCTAACCAAGGTACTTTGTCTTTGTTAGGCGGGGAAGGTGGTAAGTTTCCTACACTAGGTACAAATGAATATTTTTATATAACAGTTACTTCTGCAGCTCTCGCTACTAATACAGAGGTTATGCGTGTAACTGCTAGGAGTGCAGATACTCTAACAATTAAACAAGCAGATGGTACTGCTAGAAATCTAAACAATACATTTTCAGCTGGTGATTCTGTAGAAATTCGTACAACAGCTAATTCTGTTAATGATCTATTTGACTTAGATAATGTTTTACCTGATTTTCCTACTCAGCCTGATAAATTTAAGTTTCGTACTACAACAGGCACTCATGCAAAAGTTTTTAGGAGTAATCCTTCTGCAGCTGGAGAAACACTTACTGCAACAGCTTCAGATAAAGAAGATCAAGATATTAAGTTTGCGTTGAAATCAGATGGTACTAATACTACTTACACAGCGCTAAGCCCAGCTGATATATCTGAAGATAATAATACTGATACAGGGTATATAAATATACCTGTGCGAGGTCATCCATATTTACCCCATGTACGAAATGCTACAGAAACATTAACGTATACAACTAACACTGCACCTTCAGCTGCAGCTACGTATTCTACTAACACCAGTAGTGATGATACGTCATTGTATTCTCATGCAGAAGACCATGATATTCCTGTAAGTGTAGGTTCTCTTGCGTACTTAGCAAATATAGCAGAAAATAATGATGAGCATGGCGCTTTTGGCGAATGGGTAACTGCAAACTCTACCAATGCTGTATCTAACAGTACTACTGTAGTTCTTGATACTGTACGCAGAACAACAAGTATAGCTGGCACTGGTAGCTTTGATGCTATCATAACAATTACAGCTAATCAGTGGGTGGGTAAATATTTAGTACCAGTTGCTGGTGACGCTAGTGATATAAATGTACCTGTAGGTACACATATAGTAGCATGTACTATGGCAAATTTTGGGGCATCTAATTATTCAGTTACCCTTACGTTAAATAATAATGTGACTATACCACAAAATAACAGAATACAATTTATTGAAAGCAGAACTACACAGTTGGGTACAGAGATGAGTTCGTCTCAACCTGACACTGTGTATTATAAAAGAGATATAGCTGCTCCAGCTTCTACCACTGTAAACGGTGAAGCAGGTATTAAGAATGCAGCTAAAAATGCTTATATGCCTGTTTCGGGTAGAACATGTAATATGTACATGGTTACTTCTGGACAGGGTGGCACAGCAGCTGGATTTACTGCTAGTCCGTATAATGTGGAGTTGGATACTAACGCTACTAATGGCCCACATACTCATCTTCAGGTTAAATGCAAACCGCTTAGTGTAAATTCAGTATTTTCTATACGGGTTTATTGTGGAGCTGCATACCAAGATAGTTCGTATGCATCTTTAGCAGTACTATGTGATTTTATGGACAATGATCCACAGCCAAACAATACTAGAGAGTTTAAGAATCCTAATG